CCGAGAGCGCGGCCAGGAGCGCGGCCTGGAGCGCGGCCAGTGGCGCGGCCGAGAGCGCGGCCTGGAGCGCGGCCGAGAGCGCGGCCAGGAGCGCGGCCTGGAGCGCGGCCGAGAGCGCGGCCGAGAGCGCGGCCTGGAGCGCGGCCTGGAGCGCGGCCTGGAGCGCGGCCGAGAGCGCGGCCGAGAGCGCGGCCAGGAGCGCGGCCTGGAGCGCGGCCAGGAGCGCGGCCTGGAGCGCGGCCGAGAGCGCGGCCAGTGGCGCGGCCTGGAGCGCGGCCATAGATCGGTGGATTGGAATCTGGCTGCCGTTCGTCGAGGCCTACGAAGCCGGTCTCTGGCTCTTCTTTGTGACCGAGAAGTGCGTCGTCGCGGTGGCCCGGCCGGCGCTCCAGACAGTCGATGGTCGCCTGCACTGCGACACCGGCCCAGCCGTCTCGTGGCCGAACGGCACCGCGTACTACTTCCTGCGCGGCGTCCAGGTCGAGAAGCGGATCGTGCTCGAGCCGGAGACGATCACCGCGCAGGAGATACGGGGGCACGAGAACGCCGAGATCCGCCGCGTTCTGCTCGGCCGGTTCGGCGAGTCGCGCTTCCTACGGGAGATCGGCGCGAAGCGAGTCCACCAAGACTCCGTCGGTGAGCTCTATCGCGCCGATCTCGTCGACGACGAGGCGCTCGTCATGGTGAAGGTTCGGAACTTCACGCCGGAGCCCGACGGCAGCGTGAAGGACTACTGGCTTCGTGTTCCGCCGACGATCCGGACGGCTCGCGGCGCCGTGGCTTGGACGTTCGGGCTGTCGGCGCGCGACTACAGACCTTCGGTTCAGACCTAGATCGAATCTCGATGCCTCCGGGGGGAGGCTGCGAAGAGAGGGGACAACACGATGGCCGGCAAGGCGATCGCGGGCGCGGGGGCCGAGTCGAAGATCGTTCCGCTGTCCGAGCGCGTTCGGCAGCGGCTCTTGAAACAGCTCGGATCGAAGCCTTGTCCGACGTGCGGGCACGCGCCGCGCGGCAGGCATGCGCGGCTGCTGGAGATCGGCGAGGCCATCGGTCTGTCGCTCGTCCAGAAGTTCTTGGCTGGCGGTGACGTCCGCTCGAGTTCGCTCGACAAGATCAGCGCCTGGCTCGACGAGCAGGCTGGAGCGGGATCGTGAGCTGCACGCACCACGGCCTGGTTCGGCACCGGAAGCGCGCGGCTATGCGCGGCGTCGTGGTGCAAGGTCAGTGCGGCCGCTGTCGCCGAGCCGTTGGGCCGCGCGCGATCGTCGATCGCAACAGCCAGCTGGCCATCCGGGCGCTCCCGTGGCTGCCGAAGACGAACCGCCCTAAGACCAAGCTGCAGCGCGAGCGGGCGAAGGCGATGAAGAGCAAGGAGCTCGTCGCACTCAAGCTGCGGGTGCTCTTGCGCGACTCGTACACCTGCCGGTGTTGCGGAGGGTTCGGAGACACGGTCCACCACCTGCCGGGTTCCTACGGCATGGAGACCGAGGACAACTTGATCACGGCGTGCACCAACTGCCAGCTCGAGGAGAAGAGCTTCCGGATCGCGCGCGGCATCCGCGTAGCGGAGGTGCGCCCGTGAAGCGCGGGACACCTGAGCATTGGAAGATGGACCAGCTGCGCGACGCGGTGCGCGCGAAGAGCGGTCTGCCCGAGGACGCCGCGCACACGCTGGCGTGCGGGATGATGGTCAAGCTCTGGGCGCTGGCGGCGCGGTACTCGCCTCGCGGCGACATCGGGAAGATGACCGACGAGTTCATCGCCCGGCGCGTAGGCTGGGCCTGGGACGCGCGCGAGTGCGTGAACGCGCTGGTCGCCGCGCGCTGGCTGGATCGGGACGACACCCAACGCCTGGTCGTGCACGACTGGCCGACGCACTGCGAGGACTGGGTCCACATGGCCGTCGCGCGCGCGCGGCAGTACTTCGCGGACGGCTCGTCGCCCAAGCTCGGGCGGCTCCCCGCAGCGGAGAAGAAGGCGCTCGGCGCCTGGTATGCGGATCGCAGGCCGGCACAGGTCGCCGGGACTGCCGAGCCCGAGCTCTTACCCGTGACCGAGTCGTCACGAGAAAGTGTGATGGTCGGACAATCCGTGCGCACGGACCGTGCGCACGGACCGTGCGCACTGCCTAGCCTTCCCCTTCCTAGCCCTACCTCTCCAGAGCCTGAGCGAGAGAGTGCGCGCGCGCAGAGGGCGCAGGCGCAGGAGCTCGAGGAGGCCGAGTCGCCGAACGAGCTCCCGCTCGAGCAGCGGCAGGAGGTCCGGACCTGGGCGGAGACCTACGCGCGCTCGAAGCTCGATCGGCTGCTGCAGCTCGAGCAGGCGTGCTTGCTCTGGTCGCGCGAGAACGGTGTCCGGAGCAGCGACTGGGTGCAGACCGTGAAGCTCTGGATCCTGCGCCAGGACAGCTTCGATCGAGCTCCACCTCGCGCTCGGCCTGACGCCGAGACCAGGGCCACGAACCGTGACCACGCAGCTCGGATCGAGGCCGCCCAGGAACGCCGCCGTCGCGAGCGCGAGGAGTGGGCACGGGAGAAGGCAGCTGATCCGCCGCGGCCCGAGACGCTCGCGCAGTTCAGACCCCTGCGTCGCGGCCGGAGGCCCGACGACATCTCGCTCGACGACTACGTCGACAGGAAGACGGCATGACGAGAAGGCGGTTTGCCGTGGCAGCGCGAGCAGTTCCGAGATCGGGCCCAGAAGCGCGCAGCCACCGAAACACCAGACCAGGTCCGCGCGCACGAGCCGGGTCGGAATCAACTCGATTCCAGCACCGTGCTGGAGCCGTCGGCTCTGGCGGGTGCACTTCTACCGCCGGCGTCCGTCTTCAGGCCTTCCCGAGCTCGAGCAAGACGAACGTCGCCCGCCTGGGAGGCGGGGTGGCGACGCGGGTGGGAGGTCCACAGCGCGCAGCACTTGGCTCGACGTCGAGGTCGTCCCGGTGAACTGCTACCGCTGCGGAGCAGCGTGCCTCGCCTGCATCTGCGCGCCTTGCCCTGCGTGCGAGCCTCAGATCTGCGCGACGTGCCCGCTGAACCTCGAGGACGTGAAGACCGAGCACGGCCATGCGGTACTGGTGATGCGCGGGCACCTCGAGAACGGGGAGCCGGTGCGCGAGCTTGAGAAGGTCTTCCGAACGCGCGCCGCGCCCACGTGTCCGGTCGAGCCACCCCGGCGCTGCTCGCTCGACAATGGGCCGGTGCCGATCTACACGCAGCACGAGAAGTTCGTCCGCACGCAGTCGTCGCAGCTCGCCACCGAGGAGGAGCTGACCGCGCGCGCGTTCGGACGCGCGATCGCGAACGTGTTCGGGTTCGTCGCCGCGGGTGTGGTTGCTGGCGTGTGCGTCCTGGCCATCGCCGCAGCCGCGGTGTTCAGCGTGGAGCGCCCTCATGCGTAGGATCAAGTTCGCGGACCAGCTCCTGCTCCAGTACGCGGAGACTCGGTCCATCCTGTCCGGCGCGAAGGCTCATAACCTGATCGCTCACACGGGCGGGATGGCGGCGCTCTACTGCGCGACGCCGAAGTGCACGGGCTCGCCCAAGGTCACCAGGTCGAGCGAGGCGCGCACGAGAGGTGTCCGCTGGGTGTGCTCGGCGTGCCGCAAGCCCTGGCCAATCGAGGAGAAGGATCTCGGTCGTCGCGAGTTTCAGGACACGCGCCGCGGCGTGGTCTCGATCGGTGAGACGCGCGTGCGACTCGGCGATTTCGCGGTGATTCTGCGACGCGTGCAGGAGAGGCTACCTCTGCCGAGCACCGCCTGGTTCGTGCACGTGCTCGCTCCGACGCACGAGGCGAACGAGGCTGGCCCTGCGATGGGTCTCGGCGTGCCGCTCGACCTGGTGCCCGAGCGGATGCAGAAGCTCGAGCGCGCAGGGGAGATCGATCCGTCGCCGCTCGGAGAGGTGACACTCTACCGTGTCAAGCAGTGGATCCACGCGGCGCGGGCGGAGACGATGCGGCAAGTGTGGGTGAGCGGCCTGTGATCGTATCTGCAGGTCGCCTCGAACGCGTCGTGCAGTCGTGGTCCACGGCAGCCGTCGTTCTGGGCATGGGCGATGGGAGACTCGAGAAGGACTACCAGCTCGCGCTGGCTTCAAAGCTACGAGCATCCGGGCTGTTCGTCGGCGTCGAGATGACGATGGGCGCCGCGGGCCGCGCTGACCTCGTCGTACAGGGATCGGAGGATTCCAAGGTCGCCATCGTCGAGTTGAAGATCGACAGCGCTCATGTCGGCATCGGGCAGCTCTTCTACTACGCCGCTGCGTGCGAAGCTCAATCCCATCTCGTCCTCGCCGTGCCCTCGACGCTGATCGATCGCCGGCTCCGCGCTGCGTGCGAGCGGGCAACGGTGGTGCTGTGGTCGCTGCACGCCGGGCAGGATCGAGAGCCGCACATCAAGGAGCAGAAGCCCAAGCCATTCCTGGACCTGATGGAAGCGGTAGAAGCCAGGGCGGCCGAGGATCTGAACGGCGCCTTCTACACAACGGCGGATCTGATGATCCTGCTGAACTTGAACCGCGAACAGGTGATCGCGTTCGCGGAGTATCGCCGCTTCCGGACGGTGCGCGTGGGGATGGGCGGGCTCTTGATCGCCAAGCACGATCTCGCCGAGTCCCTGGAGGAGGGGAAGCGTGGCCGAGCGCGAAGTCAGCCCGGCTGAACTCGCCCGGGCCCTCGGGCGCCACCCGCGCACCGTGCGTCGCTGGTGCGCGTCTGGAAAGATCCGCTGCCGAAGGGTCGGCCGCAGGGCTCCGCGCTACTGGATACCCGTCAGCGAAATGGGCAAGGCGGCTCGGCTTTTCGCCGAGTCGGTACAAGTGGGTACAACGCGTGCTTGAAACGTCGACTCTGGCCCGTGTATCCGTTCCCATGCTGACCGAGGTCCGCGAGGACTCCCGGACCCTCTCCCGAGGTGAAATCGCAATGTGAACTCCTCTCCGCGCGCGCGCTGGTACCAACCTGCCGGCGCGCGCGCCCACGGGAGCTCGGCGATGAAGCTCGGCATCCAGATGGACCTGTCGGGCGTGATCCAGGGCCTAGCGCAGCTCTCGGACAGCCAGGCGCGCGCCTCGATCAACCGCTCCTTGGACAAGGCAGCGAGATCGACGGCACGGAAGGCTGGAACGCTGATCCGCGACACGCTCAACCTGAAGGGGAGTGCGAAGAGCGGAACGTTCGGCGGGACCAAGCTGATCCACGTCTCGAAGGCGCAGAACGCCGAGGCGCGGATCACCGTGTTGGCGAAGGCCGTCCCGCTCTCGGACTTCACCGGCACGCGGCAGCGCAAGCGCGGCCTGACGGTGAAGGTCTTCAAGAAGGGCAAGCGCTCAGTGGTGAAGGGGACCTTCATCTACCCGGGCAAGCGTGGCGCGGTGTCCGCCGAGCGCGTCCGCGAGGGCGAGAAACGCGTGCCACGAGGCCCTGTGCGCGTGCTGTTCGGGCCGGGCGGCGCGCAGGTGGCCGCGCGGCCGCAGGTCATGGCGCAGCTCGAGGATCACTCTCGAGAGCGGTTCGCGATCGAGATCGAGCGGGACGTCGCGTTTCGACTCTCGAAGGCAAGCGCGAGATCTGGCGGCGACGGATGATCGTCCCAGATCTCTACGAGGCCTTCGTCGACGGCATCGAAGATCAGATGGTGCTCGCGCGGAAGCTCGGCCTCTACCGAACCGCGAAGCGGCTGCACAGGGCCTTGAAGGTTGCGCGGGGAGAGATCCCCGAGGCCATGCCTCGAGTGCCCGAGATCGTCTTCCGAACCGGACCCGTCCGTGAGCAGGGCTGATGCCAACGGACGCGTTCGGGGACTTCTCGTTTCCAGGAATCAGTGTCGCCACGGGCGGACGCATCATGTCCGGCCCGCTGGCATGGGGGTTTCGAATGCCGCTCGTTCTCACCGTCACGCAGGAAGCCGATCTCGCAGTCGCCGCGCAGGACGCGCGCGGCAATGCCGCAGAGGTGTCCGATCCGCGCTGGTCGTCCTCGGACGAGAGCGTGCTCGGCGTGGTCGCGAGCTCGGACGGCATGAGCGCCATCGTACGCGCGGCCGGTGCGACGGGAAACGCGCAGGTCGTGTTCCGCTGCGACGCGGACCTGGGCGAGGGCGTGGTCGAGCTGATGGGCACGCTCGACGTCGAGGTCGTCGCCGGCCAGGCGGTGACCGTGTCGGTCGCGGCGGGCGCCCCTCGGGAGCAGGCGCCCCCGGCCTGAGTCACGAGTAGTATCGCGAGGTTACACCATAGTGTGTAAGTGTACGTGCCCGCTCAGGATTCATGGGTCCTTCCAACGGGCCGACCAGTGCGGGTCGCTCGCGAGCGCCCGGATCGAGTAGGGCCAGAGATTTCCAAGGGGGTTCCGCTTCCACATGGCGACGCAGAAGGAAGTCGCCATCCATCTCGACCTTTCGGATCGAAGCATCCGCGAGCTCGTCGAGCGGGGAGTGCTGCCGCGCACCGCGAAGGGCGGACTGGACCTCGAGGTCTGCCGCGTCGCGTACTTACGGCACCTCCGAGCTCGAGCCTCGGGGCGCGAGACGGGCGAGGAGGAGTTCAGCCTCGAGGGCCAGCGCGCCAGGCTCGCGAAGGAACAGGCCGATCGGTACGCGTTGAAGAACGCGACGTCGCGGCGCGAGCTCGCGCCCATGGACCAGGTCAACGCGGGCTACCTCGCGCTCTCGACCACGATCTCCCAGCGGATGCAGTCGCTCCCGCCGCGGCTCTCGATCGAGGTCGCGACGGAGTCGGATCCCGGTGTCTGCGAGGAGCTGATCGAGAAGGCGGTTCATGACGCACTGCGCGAGCTCGCTGACGCAGGCCATAGCGAGCTGCTCCGAGAGCAGGCAGATCAGGATCGGGGTGGCGAACGCACTGGCCGCGATGCGGCCGGCGCCGAAGACGACGCCGAGGGAGTGGGCCGACCGCTTCCGCGTCGTGCCAAAGGGAACAAGCCAAGATCACGGGCGGTGGAGGCCGCATCCGTTCCAGATAGCCCCGCTCGAGGCCATCGGTCGCCGCGGCGTTGATAGCGTCCTCTACATCGGGCCGAGCCAGATCGCGGGCAAGACCGAGATCTTGCTGAACACGATCGGCCACTTCACGCACGCCGATCCGTCGCCGCAGATCTTCGTCACGTACAGCGTCGACATGGCGACACGGTGTTCGAAGCACCGCGTCGCGCCGATGATCCGCCAGGTCCCCGAGCTCCGTGCGCGCGTGAAGGACGCGCGCAGCCGAGACTCCGGCAACACGATCCTCGACAAGGAGTTCGACGGCGGTCAGCTCACTCTCGTCGGTGCGAACAGCGCCGGGGGCCTCGCGATGTACCCGAAGAGGGTGGCGATGTTCGACGAGGTTGATCGCTACCCGGAGAGCGCCGGCATCGAGGGCGACTCGATCGAGATCGCGCTCGCGCGCACGGCCGGGTTCCGGAACGCGGTCGTCGTCTACGTCACGTCGCCAGGCGACAAGAAGGTCAACCGCAGCTGGCGGCTCTGGAAGCTCACCGACCAGCAGGAATGGTCGATCCCGTGTGGCGACTGCGGGACGTTTCAGGCGCCGAGGTGGGCGCAGGTCCACTGGGACAATGACACCGACGGGACGCCGCTGACCGAGACCGCGCACTACGTGTGCGATCACTGCGGCTCGGTCTGGACGGAGCGCGATCGCTGGCGCGCGTGTGCGCGCGGCAAGTTCATCGCCACGGCGCCGTTCAAGGGCAGGCACGGCTTTCGGCTCAATGCGCTCGGCGTCGCCGGCCGCAGCCTGGCAAAGATCGTCGATCACTGGCTCCGGGTGCAGGGAAACCCGAACGAGCTCAAGGTGTTCACCAACACAGTGCTCAGCGAGTGGTGGGAGAGCGCGGAGTCCGTGGACGACGATGCTCTGTACGCGCGGGCGCAGCGCGACAACTGGCTTCCCGCTCCGCGCATCGACGTCCCCGCTGGTGGCGCCGTGCTCACGCTCGGCGTCGACATCCAGAAGGACCGCGTCGAGTACGAGGTCGTCGTTTGGGGTCTGGGCGAGGAGTCGTGGAGCGTCGCCTACGGGGTAATTCCCGGTGACGTGCGGCAGGATCCACACGTCCTTGGGCAGCAGCTCGACGCGATCTTGGTCAAGCCCTGGATCCACGCGAGCGGGCATCCGCTTTGGATCCGCGCAGCATGCATCGACGCGAACTACGCGTCGCAGGCCGTCTATCGCTACACCGCGCCGCGACAGAGCCTCCCGACGCCGGCGGGCAAATCGCGGTTCGTGTTCGCGGTCAAGGGTATCTCGAGACACAGCGAGCCCGTCTGGCCGGCGAAGCCGACCCGGACGAAGCGCCGGAAGCGCGGCGACGTCCCAACGAACCTCTGGCTGATCAACGTCGACGCGGCCAAGATGCAGGTGCTCGGGCGCCTGGGGATCACCGATCCCGGACCCGGCTACTGCCACTTCCCGATCAGTCGGCCACGCGAGTACTACAAGCAGCTGACGTCCGAGACGTACGAGCTCCGCTGGCGCGCCGGCCGCCAGGCGGTGGTCTGGTCGCTGAAGTCCCCGGGCGCGCGCAACGAGCCCTTCGACTGCCGCGTGTACGCGTACTCCGCGATGGTTGGATTGCAGACGTCTCCGTTTCTTATGGACCTCACGCGCGAGGTGCGCGCCGTCGAAGGCCTCGCGCACATCGCGCCGTCGGACCCGAGCGGGGGAGGTCCCGCATCTCCTCCGCGCGCACCCGTGCAGCCGCGGCGGCGCAGAGTGACCTCGCGCGGGTACGAGGCCTGAGACATGCCCCGAACCTACGCGCAGCAGCTAGAAGACATCGACGCGGCGATCGCGGCGATCGAGACCCGGAACCAGAGCTACTCCATCAACGGCCGCTCGATGACGCGCGCGGACCTCGCGACGCTCTACGCCGAGCGCCGGCGCCTGCAGCCGCTGGCCGCGCGCGAGTCACGCGGCGGCGCGCGGATCCGGTACGGGGTGCCGACGTCGTGACCCAGGCGGTAACGATTTACGGCGCGGACGGACGGCCGATTCCGCGGCAGAGCTCGCGCGATCGCGCGATGAGGGCGGCGCTCCAGCACTTCGGGCCGGGCGGATTCTCCGGCGCGCGCGGCGACAAGCGGTCGCTCAAGACCTGGTGGCCGGGCTCGCGCAGCGCGGACTCGGACTCCGTCGGTGATCTCGAGGCGCTGCGCGGCCGCGCGCGCGACCTAGATCGCAACTCGCCGATCGCGGCCGGCGCGATCAACACGCCGGTCACGTCGATCGTCGGCCACGGGCTCGCGGTCAAGGCCACGATCAACCGCGAGATCTTGGGGCTCGACGACGCGGCGGCCGAGGCGTGGGAGCGCCGGGCCGAGCTGATCTTCGACGTGTTCGCGCTCAACTGCGACATCACGCGCCGGATGCTCTTCGCGCAGCAGACCGAGCTCGCGCTTCGCTCCGAGCTGCAGAGCGGCGACGTCCTCGCGGTGCGGCGCTTCAAGCAGCGGCCCGGGAACCTGCTCGGTACGAAGATCCAGCTCGTCGAGGCGGACCGCATCTCGACGCCGCCGGCGATGGCCGCGAACCCGCGCGTGATCGACGGGGTCGAGCTCGACGACGACGGCGCGCCGGTCCGCTTCTGGGTCAGCAACCGTCATCCAAAGGAGCACCGGGGAGAGGTTCCGACCTGGACCTCCGTGCCGGCCTACTCGGCGCGTACGGGTGAGCCGACGGCGCTCTTCCTCGCGCACCTGCAGCGGCCGGGGCAGACGCGCGGCATCCCGTACCTCGCTCGCGTCATCGAACCGCTGAAGCAGATCGAGCGCCTCACCGAGGCCGAGCTCGCGGCCGCCGTGATCTCGGCGTTCTTCACCGTGTTCGTGACGACGGAGAACGCCCAGGGCCTCGCGAACCAGTCGACGGAGGACTCCTCCGAGTCTACCGATGGTCCGCTCGCGCCCGGCCACGACTACGAGATGGCGCCGGCGGCGATCGTGGACCTGGCCGAGGGCGAGTCGATCGAGACCGCGAACCCGAACCGACCCAACGCCCAGTTCGATCCGTTCTTCCTCGCGATCGCGAAGCAGATCGGCGTTGCGCTAGAGATCCCCTTCGAAGTGCTGATGAAGTGCTTCCAGGCGAGCTACTCGGCGTCGCGCGCGTCGCTGCTCGAGGCCTGGCGCGCGTTCCGCGCGCGGCGCGCGCGGCTCGTGAACCAGTGGTGCCAGCCGGTCTATGCGTGGGTGATCGAAGAGGCGATCGCGCGGGCGCTGCTCGCCGCGCCGGGCTTCTTCCAGGATCCTCTCGCGCGGCACGCGTGGCTCGGCGCCACCTGGACGGGCCCGAGCCCGGGGCAGATCGATCCGACCAAGGAAGCCGAGGCTGCGAAGCGGCTGATCGACCTCGGCGCGTCGACGTACACGCAGGCTGCAGCCGAGCTCACCGGCACGGACTGGGAGCGCAACCACGTGCGCTTGGTCAAGGAGACCGCAATGCGGCGCGCGGCGGGCCTGGACAAGGAAGCCGTCGCGGAGGGCATCGACACCGAGGTCTCGGAGCCTGAGCCCGAGCCAAGCCAGGACGAGCCGGAGAAGGAAGACGCGTCATGACGCGAGCGCACGAGCTCCTCTCCAGTCCGTTCGCCATGGAGCAGCGAGCCTGGGCGGAGTTTGTCTGCCGGACCGTCGCGCTCGAGCGCAGCGATCCGCAGGCGTTCTTCTTGCTGCTTGAGCGAGAGAGCGACGACCCCGAGCTCGAAGTTCGGGACGGCGTTGCGGTGATTCCGATCAACGGCAGTCTGACGCGTCGCGAGTCGTTCTTCTCCGGTGGGAACTACCCGACGATCACGGCGCTCTTCAAGCAGGCCATCGAGCGTGCGGACGTGCGAGCCGTGGTCTTCAACATCGACTCGCCGGGCGGCGATGCCCTCGGTCTCGCCGAGCTCTCGGACCTGATCTTCTCGAAGCGCGGCGCGAAGCCGATCGATGCGGTGATCCGCGGCCTGGGTGCGTCGGCCGCCTACTTCATCGCGAGCTCGGCAGATGCGGTGTTCGGCGCGCGCGAGGCAATCGTCGGTTCGATCGGCACGATCATGACGCTCCTCGACTGGTCAAAGTTCGACGAGCGGATCGGGATCCAGGAGATCAACATCGTCGCGTCGCAGAGCCCGCGGAAGAACCCGGATCCGACGACGGTCGAGGGGCGCGCGCAGCTGCAGGAAGAGGTCGACGGGATCGCCGACGTATTCGTGCGCAGCGTCGCGCGGAACCGCGGCGTGAGCGTCGAGACGGTTCTCTCATCGTTCGGCCAGGGCGGCGTGTTCGTCGGCGACGCCGCGCAGCGCGCGGGGCTGATCGACGGCATCGCGACGCTCGACCAGGTGGTTGCCGCGCGCGCCGCGCGCCGGCCCGTGCAGTTCGCAACGCCGCTCGCGGCGTAGGGAGGCAAGAATGCCCAGGAACACCGTCTTCGTCGACGAGATCACGGCGGGGTGGATCGCCGAGACGATCCCCGCGATCGCCACCTCCTTCCGGGAGGAGGGAGCGTCGACAGCGACCGCCGCCGCAGCCGCCGAGCGGGAGAACGCGGTCGCCGCGGCGCGCACCGAGGCCGCCACGGCCGAGCGCGAGCGGATCCTCGCGATCCAGCAGGCAACCCCCCGAGCGCACGCGGAGCTCGGCGCGCGGCTCATCGCCGAAGGCGTGCCGCTCGCGAGCGCGCACCAGCAGATCCTGGCGGCAATCAACGCGGCCGACGCAGCTCGCCGCGGCGCCCGGCTGGATGCTCTTCAGGAAGACGAGCAGGACCTGAACCCGCCGGCGCCGGGTCCGACGCCGGAGAAGAACGTCAACCAGGCCGCCAAGGATGCGGTCGCACTCGCCGTGAAGAACGGCGTGATCCGCTAGGAGGACTGCCATGAGCTCCGCCAGCTTCGCCACCACCAACTCCGCGCCCGACCGCCTGATCGCCGGCGACTACCCGATCACGACCCGCAAGGTCGTGATCGACACCGGCGTGCTCGCGCGCGGCTCGGTGCTCGGTCAGATCACCGCCAACGGCAAGTACATCCTCTCGCTGTCGGGTGCGTCGGACGGGTCGCAGGTGCCGCGTGCGATCCTGGCCGAGGCGGTCGACGCCACGGCCGCGGACGTCGAGGCGATCGTGTACGAGTCCGGCGAGTTCAACGACACCGAGATCGTGCTGGGCACCGCCCACACCGTCGCGAGCGTCCGCGAGGGTCTGCGCGACCTGAACATCTACCTGCGCACGCCGGTCGCGGCGTAGCCGCCCCCGAAGTCGTCCACCTCGGCCGCGCCGCTGCGGCCCGCCTGAGCCTCTGTCGAGGCAGGAGACCCGACCATGGATCTGTTCACGACCAACGCTCTCGTCGCCCTCGTGGAAGACCTGCGCGCGCGACCGGCGCCGGTGTCGCTGCTCAGTCTCTTCTTCCCGGCGATCATCGAAGAGGCCACGGAGGAGATCCACTTCGACACCGAGGACAAGCCGCGGCGCCTCGCGCCCTTCGTGAGCCCGCTCTCGCAGGGCAAGGTGGTCGAGGCGCTCGGTTTCGCGACGAAGACCTTCAAGCCCGCCTACGTCAAGGACAAGCGGGTCTTCGACGCGAACCGGCCGCTGAAGCGCATGATGGGCGAGGCGCTGACCGGCAGTCTGTCGCCGGAGCAGCGGATCCAGATGCATCTGGTCATGCAGCTCGCCGACCAGATCGCGATGATCCGGCGCCGCAAGGAGGTCATGGCCTCTGAGGTCCTGCGCACGGGCTCGTGCGTGATCGCCGGCGACGAGTACCCGTCGGTGACCGTGAACTTCGGCCGCGCGGCCGCGCTCACGAAGACCCTGACCGGCGGCGCCGCGGAGTGGGACGACGCGGGCATCGACCCGATCAACAACATCGAGGACTGGGCCCTCGAGGTGCTGCAGCTCTCCGGGGCCGCGCCGACCGACGTCGTGTTCACGGTGGCCGCTTGGCGGAAGTTCAAGTTCGACTCCACGGGTGCGATCCGCACGCACTTCACCGCGGCGATCGATCTCTCCCGCGCCAAGGACCAGTCGTCGATCGACGTCGGTCCCCGCCCTGGCACCGGCTGCGTCTTCCGCGGCGAGCTCGGGAACCTGCGGCTCTGGACGTACGCCGACTGGTACGTCGACTCCGCGGGCGTCGAGCAGCCGATCATGCCTGCCGACAGCCTGATCATGGGCTCGGCGAGCATCGAGGGCGCGCAGTGCCACGGCGCCGTGCGCGACGAGGAGGCCGGCTACCAGGCGATGGAGTTCTTCCCGAAGAGCTGGCTCCAGCAGGATCCCTCGGTCCGCTACCTGATGACGCAGAGCGCACCGCTCGTCGTGCCGTTCCGGCCGAACGCGTCCCTCGCCGCCGTCGTCACCTGATCCCTGGCGCGCCTGGAGCGCGCGCTCGAAGGAGAACTGCATGAAGGTCGTTTCCGACACGACGCTCGTCGTGAAGAAGGGCAGCGGCGTCGTCGAGTATCCGCCCGGCACCGTCGTCGAGTACGG